GACAGGGTAGATAAATTGCACAATTCGTTTGTGCCACGTCTAAATTTATCGTAAAGAACTATACCAATGGAATGCCTGGTCCGCATAGGTAGTTGTAAAAAACTGGTGGTCCCAAATACCAGTCTAGTGTAAAGTCATCTGCAGCTGACTGATACACATGGCAGACACTCGCACTACCAGAGTTGTCTACAAAGATACCATTAAAGGATCGGAAATAATCATGGAGATAAGAATTTGTCTTCACAAAGTTATATCTTGTGTAATTAGGAAGCTCAGTTTCTAACACACCATCAATAGATGTGAGAGAAAACTGACTTCCTTGCCATGACCCACCAATAACTAGTCGAGGGGGCAAAGACCTAACTTCTTCTGCCCAAGCTAGTGTTTGTGCCCTAGTTACCATTAAAGGTTGACCATCAATAACATCCGGTAAAGCTAATTTTACACGAGTTGAACCACGTACTGCAAAATACGATGGTATCAAATATGTAAGGATGGTTTGAAGATTATGACTAGTGCCTACTCCTACTGCACTTCTTGCATAACCTGGTGGTTGAGGTAAAGTTGGCACAAATGTGATATCTCCGCTTGGAATGGTTCTCAGACCACAGTATCGTTTCATCACGTCACGGAAGGATACAATAGTCTCTCCTAAGTTAATTAGACACGCCTCATTGTCAATTGCATCAGGAGCAATACAAATTTCTGTAGTTTCAGCAACTACACCTTGAATATTGCCAGAGACCATAGGGTTGAGACTTGGTGCAGAGCCTGCGAGTCCACTAGCAAACCATGGTTGTTCAACTTCAGATGGGATAACCATAGTTGCCACAGTAGGTTCACGTACCACTAAATTGGCAATATGATCTAATGTTGGAACGGCAACTTGGAAATCTGATCCAGCAGATGTCCAAACTTGCAAGTCAACATTGGAAATGTCGCCAGGCCCAGATAGTTGTTCCATCACTTCAACGTACAACACACCGTTGGTCTGGTTTGCTTGAATAGTCCCTGGGAAAGCCATCAACGATGTCATCAACCATCTTTGTCTGTTATTAAACGGAACTAAAATGGTTAACTCAGACTGTTCAGAAATATCCCATATGATGTTGTATCCACGGTGTGTATCATCTGCAGTAGGTGTGGAAGTTCCCAATGTCCAACAGACACGTAGTTTACCTTTATTGAACTTGGTTTTGACTAAACTCAAGTCCACTCGTAAACTCCCGCGCCAAAACTGAAATGGAGCAGCAGCAAAACAGCTATTTGACATATGGACTTCATTACCAATTCCATTGTACATACATGGTGACATAGGTAGAGTAAATAGATTCACGCCTAAAGCATCTGAATCAGTCCATGTCACTACACCCATATAAGATGGGCGTGCAGCGATGTCAGCAATGACTAACTCATCTCCATTACTACCATACACAAGTCTTGGGTCAATGGTTCGCTCAGATTTGATGTCAAAAGTAAGCTTACCAGCTGTATCGAGCCCATTTGTAGTTGCCATATCACCCATAGCTCTATTCTTAACGAATATAGGGGGTGTTACAACAACAGGCTTAGTAAAGCCGAAAATGCTAGATACAGCACCAATTGCATTTGCAATATTTCCAGTCGCCTTTGCGAATTTGCCAATCAACGGCAATTTGCCAAGAACATCGGAAGCTTGAACTACAGTTGATGCAACCTGTGAAATAGGACCATTAGGAGACCACTCACCAGAACTGGATTGTGGCTGCACTGATGAAGTCTTCAACTCAACATCCTCTAGATGTGCCAAAACTCTTATGTTAGCATTTGTCGGCGTTAAAGTACTAACATTAGTGAAAACTGTCATTATAGTAGTAATAATTTCAGCATCAGGAAAGAAAGTTGGACTTGTGAGATCAAAATAATCGTAATTGTCATGAAAAGGAATTTTCAACATCACGTTATTAGTAATCCCTGGATCTAGGATGACATGAGGTAAATTAGACAGCGCAGTGGTATTAGACCTAATCACTTTATCAGTTACGTATGGGTCGTAACTAATCATGACTCGCCCTGCTACAAATGATAAGTCTGGCATCAAAAAGTTTAGCACTAAGGTGCCTCGCAAATGTGAATAATACCTTGTTTTATCACGAATGTCAATATGGTTCAAAAACAAACCCCAAGGGGAGAATGCTAGATTACCTATAGTGGTATTCAAAGTGATAATGTTAATAGGTCTACTCAGATACTCAGCCAAACTATCATTATTGGTCGCCAAATTGCCTGAAACAGTTGGTGCTCCTGTAACAGGGGTGTCAACTGTATTAACATGGATTAGGACTTGATCCACGTTCTGATTGGGTGAGGTATCAGAAACCCCTGAAACAATGTTTGTTTCTTGAAGGGAAAGGTTAGAAGAAACGCCTTTTACTTTTAACACTTTCATACGTCGTCAATATGAAAGAAACATGAGAGACCTTTCGAGCCTCGGATCAAACGCTAATAATCATGGTTTCTTAACGAGTTGGAAAAACTTACGCAGTATCCACATACTGCTGCCAGTTTAACGTCTTGGAAGACGAACTCACTTTACAGCGAGTCATCGAAGAACACACCGTCTAAATATGTATTTTCGATTTCACTATATGCAGGAAACTTAACTAATGAACTAATGTTCGAAAACATTGGGTCATGATCTAACCACGCTAAGCACTCATATAGCAGAATATCGTGAGCATCGAACTCATCACGTCCTCGTAAAAACATTTGCAACCTTGACTGTTCCATAACAGTTATCAGATGAGCAGATTCTGATAAAACAGATTGACTATCTCTATAAGCTAAACTTTTAAAGATAGATGCACGATGGAGAGGCATTTTCCACTTCTTAATGCTTCCATCATACACAAATGATCTTTTGAGAAATTCAAGATCTTCTAAATGAACCATCTTTATCTTCGGTGATTTGTCTCCAGCTGTGACAACAATATTCAATAGTATAAATGCTTCAGTCAGAAATTCTGGTTTGAGATGAACCGTACCTCTTGGTGTAATTGATCCAATTAAATCATCTCCAAAGTTGACAATATTCATACATGTTTCAAACATAGGAATGTCTTCAAGAATTGTGTCCCAATCAATGTTGTAGCCAGTCGCAACATCACTAGACAACAAGCCACTGTATTTGTGCTCTGCCCAACAAATAGCATGTGCCATACGGAAATAGACAGACACACCCATACAATTCACCATGGTGGTTCCCACCCACCCACTAGGATTGTTGAGTGTACACAAAAATAGATCACCATTAACACTTCTTAATAAATTTGGAAACTCCTTAATCATTTGACGCAATGCCCATAAAGCATGATCACCATACAGAGGGCAATGCAATTCGATGAAATCGTAAATAGTCCACATGATGTAAATTAGTGTTCCATTCGAAGTATCATACTTTGCAAAGTCTGCATCTAAGAACTTTTGATCCTTGATGTCAATGCCATATTTGAGTAGCTGGTCTATAATACCTTTCACCTCATCAGGATGTCCACAGTTAGCACCAACAGCATATTCTGTCTCACCACGATAATTTATCAAAAGCTCAAAGAATGGAGTTAATAGCATTCGCCACATAGCTATAAACGGCATGCTAGCGGCATAAAAGATCCTAGCTTTCTTGTTTGCCGCTCTGCACTCATTCTTGGGACACAATTTGCTGATGAATTGAGCTGAGTCACGCGCATGCCATGACTTTTCAATCTCATCGATGCAATCGAAAATATCATCAGTGAAATTCATATCTGCCTCATATGTACCATCTACATATCCTCTCTTAGCTCCTTTAAAACCACTTCCAGCTGCGGTTTTAAGGTTCATTCCTTTGCAAATGCCTGGCAACCCTTTAATGTTCTGCTCAACAGATAAAGGTTGGACTTTAGCAAGTTCATGACTAGGTATGATAAACAGCCAGCCATCCGTTATACTCTTCAACGCATAATTCATGATGGACAGATTGAAATGTGTAGGTGAAGACATACACTCTTTAGCTCCGTCAAGCAAAGGGCTTATGAATCTGCCGTCTATAACATTAGACTTTAACACCATGGGAATAGTTTTGACTTCGCTATTTACAAAATTAAAAATCTTTGTGGGTACCATGCTATTAGATGGCTCCTTGTTACGTAATTCCATTGCAGTTGCGACATTTCGCCCATAGCCATTGGAAATGTGGTGCAACATAGAGTTATGCACTAAACCTTGTGCTGTAACAAGTGGCCTTCCTCCAAATAAAGATGTATTTGAAAAGTTCAAACCTAAATGTTTATCCTTAATCACTGCAAGTCCTGCTAATATATGCTGTTTGGAGATATACTGACAATGAGCTTCAGTGACATTATTAATTCCACCATATTGATGAAGACCTATTATGGTAAAACTTTCTAATCCAGCCTTGACAAGAACAGTGCCACAAGTTCCTGGCCCTGGATTATGATTATCGTATGTAAAACCAACAAAGTCTGATAATTCTTTACTTAAGGGTCTGGCATCATACACAATAGCTGTGTCATGCATTTCAATAGACTTACGGTCTTTTGCTAATCGATACGTTTTGCCATGATCAACAAAGTTAGTCATATCACGCCAATCTGCAAAAAGTGGTAATAATGACTTACAGCCAATAATGTTGGTGCTCAGTGGGATTAACATCATATCTATTAACTTGCCATCTTCATTGGCAAGCTGAACAATGCGATCTTTAGAGAGTTGAAATGCACCAGATTCGTTTCTACGATTCTCTTCTAAACCATGAACTTGTACTGTAATAATATCAGGGTATTTAATTGCAGCAAGAGCATGAAAAGGCATCATGAGCACACATTGGTCAACAACAATACCATGGAGTGATGTACTGTCAGTAGCAGCATTTGACAATGTAACATGTCGCATACAATTGACAAGTATTCGCTCATAACTCAACACTTGTGGATTATGCAACTTCGGGAATTGTGTAACAAATAGCTCTTTTGCAGGTGTAGGTCGCGTAGTTGGGTTGTCCATGCTCGGCTGCCATCCAGCACTATAAGAAATGTTCAATCTTGCAGCTCTCGTACGTGTAGCATTGCTAATGGGATCTCCAAGCGCCTGAGGTTGTTTTGGCACCATCGCTAACCATGATCGCAGCTTCGTCCACGAAAACAATGTTGCTGCAGCTAATATTCCACATAAAATCTCACCATGATACTTAGTCAATACTTGGTGGGCACGCTTCTGTGCAGAAAGTAACATAACCTTGGTTACAAGTGGCGCACTATATCTACGAATTACATTATCTACTATAGGCTTTACAAATGATGTGACAAAGTGCCAATGTGTCGTGGCATAAAATAGCTCACATCTCGACACAAAGAGTAACTGAATAGGTGTATAAAATTTCTCTTGCTGATGGTCAGGCACAATCATATCTACAGCAGTTCTGACGAACATATCATAAATGTAAGATTTATGCCAATACCACCAGAATACAACATACACAAAATACCAAAACCAAGATAAGAATGCTAACATACCAAATAGAGTTAATGACACATACGCTACTGTATCATTTCTTTCAACGAATGGTTGAGGTAGTGACTGTGGATGTGCTACAGTTAGTGATAACGACGACTCGTAAGCACACTTACAAATCAACGATGACACTTTGCATTTATCACAATTTCCTTGAAATCTCAATTTATCACTAAAAGCAGCAATCTCATTCTGTCTTGCATAATATGTTGATGCATTTTCATGTAAAAATAACATCATCTCATCAAAACTATAAGTATTAGTTAAATCTTGTTTAAACACAGGAACAGACCGTGCAGAACGGACTGTATGGTCTTTAAGATTTTCAATAAAGACTTCTGCAGGGGTCATACCTGGAGCATATACTTCAATGTAATAACGTTTATTTCTATGAATGATCATAGGATGAATAAACTTTTCATGAGACACACCCAATACTGGATTGTGCTTTCCAATCACCTCAAGACTTATAAGCAATTCTATACGTCTATAAGCTGCAATTGGATAGTTGTGTAATTCATATTGGCCCATAGTATAATCATTAGCTGTCACAGTGACTAAAGTGTGACGTTGAAAATGCAACCCTTTTTCTTCAACTGCTGATCTATCAATCAAAGATGTGTCAGTGTTCACATACTCCATAATACTATTGGCTAGCGGATTCTCTTGCAAATTAATGTTATACTTACCCATATCATCAATCGAGATGTGTCGTGTAGAACCATTGATATTATCTTGAAAGTTAACAGTTGGGTTTACAGTGGCACATAACTCAGGAGTGAAAGGAACGTCTTCCTCTCCTGGTGGAGCAGAGATTTCCCACAGTGCAGTTTGTATAACAGCGTTTAATGCAGACTTCTGAACAGAAGAAGGTCCTACAATAGCAATACAATAAGGTTGAGCTTTACTCTTACAACTTTGGAGATACGCTTTCGCCTTTCCTAACTCACTTGTTAACGCGCGCTGTAATGCGGTGATAACGTTGATGTAAGCACGATTGTGAGGGGATCTTAACGCCTTTTGCTGCAAATCATTTGCCTCTACTTGCATGGTTTGGACATATCCTACAATTGATACAGTAGGTATACCACTCTCATCAAACAAACCTAGACTCATCATATATGCTGAGTCAGCCTTGTTTATACAATACAAATTAAATTTATCTTGTAGAGCAAATGTTCGAGAGGAAAAAGACATATCATCCCACTTCAAATCTCCTAGAAGGTATGGGATACCTGTCCTTGCAAATTCTGCCAGAAATGCACAAATAGCAGCGCCAAATGATAATTTAGTCATAGTATCAGCTACACTATTAGAATACCACTTATCAAATTCCACTTTTGATGGAAAAAGACCAAATGAAATCATCAATGGAGCAGAGCATATAATGGCAAACAACTTTAAAAACTTTTTGATCAATGGATTATCAACTGGTGTGTCAAAATCACAATTAATCGCTGTTGTGAAAAGTTGTTGCATAGTCTCGATCCACGAAGTGGATGAAGTGGATTGTGTATCGCTCACAGCTTGTGCTGATACAAAAGATGCATAATAATCAGCGATCATATCAGATAAGAAGCCAACAACACGCATCATATCACCAGGAAATTGAGCTACCTGATATCCACTATCCGTGATAAATTTCAATGTATTAGCGGCCAAACCAAAATGATCTCCACTCATAATACATCTATAGCTATTATAAATGTGTAAAGCAATGGATGATGCTTCTTTGCTGACCAACAAATCATATAAGCCTAATGATGATTGGAATACATCTCCTGATTGCGGGAGGCAACTTGCAAATTCGCCATAAAGAACATCGTTGCTTTTAGAAGTTGCAGCTTCTCGCGATTTCTTTACCTTCTGATCTTTAATCCGTTTATGATGTTGCGCTTGGAGTCTACGCTCTGACTTTCCTAGCGGATTTTTATTTGCCTTTGCTCTAGACTTTTTATCCTTGCCAAATCGAGTGGATTTAAGCTTAGGTTGATTAATCAAGAGATAAGGCTCACGAAATAAAATAGCTCTTCTATTAAGATGAGGTGCAGGTGTAGCATTGGTTGAACGTACAAGTTGCAACGGTAATACCAATTGAAATGGCTCAGGAACATAATCGTCATGAAATGGAAACCTGTACACTCGGTCATCATTCATGATACAACAAAAGATACAATTATCTCCATGGCAAAGAAAACATGGAGGGACAAGCCATCCTTCTTGATCATGGTGCCAATCTCCAAATTCATCAAAATCTAAATAATCAAATAGACCATCGGTCTCATGAATTTGAGCTGTAATGAACATGAAATATGACAGATCATAAATGTTTAAGCTACTCAAGTAGCGAAACACAAATGATTCATATGTCGGTTGCCCAGGGACAATGAAATGCTCTTCCATCAAATTTTCAAATAACTCTTGATAATCAAGAGATACTTCAAGAGCCTTCATGCGAAGAGTTGTGATAACAGTGTTCATAACATTTACGTCAGCAAACTCACTTCGTCTATAAAATATGCCATGCTTATATGATTGAGGCCAACACCACAAAGGGGCAACACGAAGCAAAGGATGAGAGAATGTCTCAAATGGAGCACGGTTTGCCATATCTTTTAAGATAAATGACCACACCATGGCTCCTTCATGAGGATCATACCAACGAGGCATGATGTCATGAACCATGTTAGTAGTAGGCACTGGTGCCAACCTATCAAACATCTGTTGGCGAGGTGTTAGTATAGTAGATGGTGTATACAGTTTATCGCTATGATCTCCTCTGAACTTTGATATAGGTAAACAAGGTCTATCATCGGTTGTCACGAGTAAATATTGCAAAACTGGGGTAGAGTAAATACAAGTAGGATTATTAATATCACTATAGGGTCTAAAATGGTTTTGATGGCGCATGGCCATCTGTATCGAAAGGGGATATTTACGAATGCCTAAATTAATAGGTCTTAAATCGGATACAAAATTATAACTTCTAATAGCTGTTAAAGATGGAATCAAATATGCATGCCAAATGGCATGATAAAGATTGAAATCTTGAGTTGAGGTAAAAGAAGTGTTTAGGGTACATGTGCTGTGGTTAATCGAACGGTGGCTTAAAATATTGTAATTCATGGTTCTATTAGGGTTTTAGCTAGCTATAAAGCTCTTTTAAATGTGCTCGCTACACACACGCAAGGATCTAGCCTTTGACGGGAGTTTTTTGTTAGTCAATATCTCGACATAACATAATATTATTATCGCACATTAAAATGGGTTAGGAAACCTCCGGTTCTGTTTGCTATAACATTCAAATTTAAATATCCTAATGATAAATCACTTCATAAAAATTTAAATATTGATTACAGATTGTAGAATACACATAGACAACGTGCCGTCGAAAACGGCAGTAGGAGGTGGCAAATCTAAAAAGACTTTAACCTACTCTTGGTATATATCCTATTATAAAACATCATTGATTGTTCCGATGCACTATCAGTCTTGTTACAGAGTCAAGTGGTAGGCAATTTAATGTAATATTTTGGTTCATTTCAAAATAATAACATGTCTGTTAATTGATTTAATGGTTCACATGTTCAAAATTGGTTATTCTACAACATTTTGTAGAAAATAAATAAGAAGGTGTAAAAACAATTGTTCAAAATTGTTTGGGCAGATAAAACCCAAAGTGGTTGAAAAATTCTTATAAATAAGAAAATAGAGATTGTTGTCTGTGATGTAACGCAGTAAAAACTATTTCATTAATCTAAATATTAAACATACTAGTTGTATTAAACAAAATTATATAATTCAATTATATAATATGATAA